TGCACGTTCCAGACATTCGTCCTCTCCTCGCAGGGGACCTGGATCGTCGGGATCGGCAACCGCGGGACGGATCCTGGCCCAAGCGGTTTCACGGTGATCGCCCTGCTCGACACGGGCGGCGAGCAGATCCGGCTCGACGTGATCCGCGGGACGACGGACACGCGGAACCACATCTTCAAGCTCATGCGCGGCGCGACGCTGCTCGCGCAGAGCGTCGAGCTCAACTTCGACTCGTGGGAATACGGCGAACTGAAAGTAGTCCTCGCGACCGGCGCGACCGGCTCCTACACGCTCAAGATCAACGAGGCGACGGTCGGCGTGACGTCGGGCGGGACCGGCGGGTTCTTCACGCAAGCGACCGTGCAGACCGCGAACCTCGGGACGGCCGTCGCGAACAAGATCAAGTTCGGCCTTGCCAGCTCGAGCGCGCTGGGATGGTACCTGGATGACATCTACATCGCCGACGGGTCTGGGGCGATCCGCAACGACTTCCTCGGCGATTACGTGATCGAGGGGATCAATCCGGTCACGCCGGACGACACGGTGGAATGGGCGATCTTCCCCGCGGCGCCCGCGACGCACTTCGACAAGGTCGACGACCCGAACGCGGCCGGCGAGCGCCACGACGCGGACGCGACGCGGATCGAGTCGACCGCGGACAACCAGTCCGACTTGTGGGGAATGCCCGACCTCGCGTTCATCACCGGGAACATCCTGTGCATGACGCAGAAGGCGAACGTCCGGCTGACGAGCTCGGGCTCGCGCTCGGTGAAGTTCGCCTACAAGGACGCAACGCCGACGACATCGCTCGGGACGGCGATCGCGATCACGCAGACCTCGTTTCGCCCAGGCATCGAAAGGATCATGGAGCAGGACCCGATCACCGTCGCGGACTGGACCGTCACGCGCGTCAACGCGGCAAAGATGGGGCTCAAGACCGGGCCGTAGCCGGCGGGCGTCGCCGTGGCCCAGATCCTCGTCCCGATCTCGACGATTACCAACACGAGCTGGACGCTCGTCGGCGACGCGACTGTCCACCAGTGCATCGACGAGACGACGGCTGCGGCGGACGACAACACGACGCACATCGCCGCGACGGTCGCGGGCGCCACATGCGAAGTCCGTCTCGGAACGCCACCGCTGATCCCGACTGACCGCTCGAGCCACGTGTTTCGCGCGCGCGCGCGCGCGGCGTCGACGACGAACCTCCGCTGCATCCTCAAGCAGATGCCGGCAGGGACGGTGATCAAAGACATGATCATCGACATCGGCGCCAGCTGGGCGACCTGGGTGATCAATCTGTCGGTCGCCGAGGCGAACCTGATACCCGATTACACCCAGCTCAACGTGAACATCCTGCCGCGGACCTACGCGGCGGGCGACGTCGTCCGGTGCACCGCGATCGAGCTCGAGGTCCCGACGCCTATCCCGATGCGCGCGACGCGGCTCGCCGCCGAGGTCGGCGCCAAACCTGGGACGCCGAAGCTGCGAGCGTCACGATTCGCCGCCGAGATCGGAGCGCACAACGCGGCGATCTTGCGCGCGACCAGGTTCGCCGCGGAGGTCGGGGCGCACTCGATGAAGATCCCGCTGCGCGTGACCAGGTTCGCGGCCGAGGTCGGCGCGCACGTGGTGACGGTGCCGTCGCTCGGCCTGCGGGCGAGCCGCTTCGCCGCGGAGGTCGGCGCGCACCGCGTCATCATCCCGCCCGTCGCCGGAGTCGCGGTCACGGCCGGAGTGCTGCCCACGCCGATCCCGACACTGATCCGCCACAACTGGAACGGCGAGGCGGTTCTCGAAACGGCATGGCAGACGGACGTCACGGCCGCCAGGACGGTCTCCGAGGAGCGCCGCGGCGCGCTCGCGAAGCCCTATCGAACCCTCACGGCGTCGCTCACGGGCTTGCGCGTCGACGACGCGACGCAGCTCTGGCAGAACCTCCAGAGGCATAGCCAGCAGCGGACGATCGTCCCGCTCTACTGCGACTTCTCGAAGGTCACGGCGGCCTCGTCGGGGACGACGATCAACTGCGCGACGAGTTACCGGCGCTTCTTCGTCGGCGGCTGGGTCGCGATCCACGCCTGGGCGCGGCCGAACAATCTGCCGGCGAACCCGGCCTATCGGAAGATCGTCGCGCTGACTTCGACGACGATCACGGTAGACGCGGCGCTGCCTCAGACGTACCCGATCGGCGCGCGCGCTTTCCCCGTGCTCGAGGTCCTGCCGAACCTCGAGGGCTCGGCACTCTTCCTCTCGGACCAGACGTGCCAGGTCGACTTGCAGGTCCGGGAGATCGTCGGGAAGTCCGCGCTCAATCCCACAACGCTGACGATCCCGGCCGGCGTCTCGACCTACCTCGGCGCCCCGATCTTCAACGTCGCGCCGGACTGGAGCGCGAACCTCAAGTCTGGCCCGCTGCGCGATGGCGAGGAGGGCGGACAGGGCCTCGGCACCGTCCAGGACCTTCTCGGTGACCGGCCGCGGCAGAGGCACGCGCTCGAGATCACGGCGCTGCGCCGGTCGCAGGCGTGGAAGGTGATCCAGTTCTTCGACTACGTCATGGGGCGCCTGCGCGACTTCTGGCTCGTCGCCCCGGAGTCGATCCACGACGTCGTCTCGGCAACCACGACGTCGCTCACGATCCGCGCTATCGGAAACTTCCTCGACCTCCAGAAGTTCTGGCCGGCAGTCGGAATCCTCAAGCTCGACGGAACCGTGGTGGTGCGGAACATCTCGTCCTACGTCGACAACGGGAACAGCACGTGGACGCTCGGCTTTGCGGACTCGGGCACGCCGCTCTCCGCGGCGCTGATCCGGCGCGCGACCTCGGCGCACCACGTCCGGCTCGAATCGGACGCGATGAAGGAACGATGGTCGACGGACGAGACCATGTCGACCCAGCTCACGATGATCGACGTGCTCGAGGAGAAGGACGTCGGGCTGACGGGGATCTTCGAGCCGCCGACGACCGACCCGCCTCCGGTTCAGGTGCCGAACCTGTACCTGTGGGTCGACGCCTCGATGAACACGTGGGTCTGGCAGGGTCCGCCGAACATCGACCAGCGGATCGTTCCGCTCATCCCAGGGCCGACGATCGGGCTGCAGGCGAGGTGCGGAGTTTGGGACGACATCCGCGGGAGTCCGTCCGACCCGTGCCTAGACGGCGACGGGCAGAACAACTTCGAGCTCCGCCCGTGGATCTACGTGCCCGGCATCCAGTCGGTGTCGAACGGGAACGCGACGGCTCAGTTCGCCGGAGCCTCCCCCGGACACTCGATGTACCTCCAGGCCAGCGCGCCTCAGTTCTGGAGCAACGCGGACGGCCTGACGTTCTTCATCAACCTGCGAACGACGGGGCAGACGAGCGCGCTCTACGAGGGGGTTTTCCTTCGGCTCAAAGGCTGCTTCGAGTTCTGGACCAATGACCTTTTCGCGCCGCACGACGGAGCAACCCATAGCCACAAGGTGTGCTTCTTCGAGACGCAGGATACTGTCGACGAGACCCGCTGGATCGTCGGCCCGGACTTCCGCACCAACCAGACGATGACCCTGATCGTCACCTGGAAGCCGTCGACCTACGCGCGGCTCTACAAGGGCGGAACGCTCGTCGGATCGGCTGCGACGCCGGCCGCGCAGATCGCGCCGGACACGCACGCACGCGAGATCGAGATCCCGCGGCTCGCAGTCGCCTCTGGCGGAAGCGGCGACGGATCGATCGGGTTTTCGTGGAACGTGAACGCGATCGGCATCTACAAGCGCGCGCTGACCTCGGCCGAGATCAACTTCCTGGGCCTCTACCTCTCCGGCCGTTACGGCTCCTTCTGGACGCCGATCCCCTGACGTGCTGGGATCCTAGCCGTGGCGACGAACAGCCTCCAGAAGCCGAGCAAGCGATCGAAGCGCCTGGTGCAGTTCCTGTACGGCGGGCCGGCCGCGCCGGTCTACGAGCGCCTGACCGACTGGGCTGTCGATGTCGTCCACGTCACGGGGACATACCTCTCCGAGCCGGCGATGCAGGTCGACCTCGGAGAGATCAACGGGACGCTCGAGGAGAAGGCGACGCAGATCCTTCTCCCGCTGACTAACGCATTCGCGGACAGGATTTCCGATGGCCGCGCACACTCGCTCGTGCGCGTGCGGATCCTCGAGGTCACGGACACGGACGGGGCAACCGACGAAATGGTCCTGCACGTCGGCCGCGTCTCATTCGCGCACCGCAACTACGGCGGCAAAGCCGGCGTCGCGATGATCGAGTCGCCGAGCTGGAAGGCCTACCTCAACGCGCTCGAGGGGCTGTCGGTCGACGTCACCTGCGACTGGACGCTCTTCGGAATCGGCTGCGGATTGAGCGCGGCCAGCTTCACGCACTCGGGGATCATGACGCTGATCGACGGCCGCTCGGTCGTGATCGGCGGCCTGCCCGGCGTCCTTCCGCGATACTTCCACCGCGGCTACGTCGAGAAGGATGGGGTCCGGATCTCGATCCGCGAGTGGATCTCCGGATCGACATTCTTCCTCGTTCGCGATCCGCCGGGGACCTGGCTCAACGGGATCGTGAAGGTAGTCGCCGGCTGCGACAAGACGCTCCCGACATGCCGGGCCCGATTCTCAAACGAACAGCACTTCCTCGCGATCGGGTACGGGACGCCGGCCTACAACCCATCGATGGAGGTCGGCTAGTGCCCGTCTCTGTCGCATTCCCGACCTTCCGCTGGCGCCCGATCTCTGATCCGGGGATTTCCGAGGCCGAGGCCGAGTCGATTCGCGTTCGCTTCGGCGAGAGCCTCGAGAGCTGGCGCGGGACGCCGTACATGGCCGGCTCGAGGTGCAAGGGGCGCCTAGGCGGAGTCGATTGCGTCCGGCTCGTCACTGGCGTACTGGATGAGCTCTACGGGTTCGAGCGCGTCGCTCCGGATCTGCTCCCGCAGGATGCGGCGATGCACGATCGCGACGGCGCCTTCCGAGTCATGCGCGCACTGCGGCGCCTCTACGCGCCGAATCGGATAGTGACCGACTTCTCGATCGAGCCAGGCGACATGGTCGTCACAGGCGACCTCGGCGCCGGCCCGGGGCACGGGATGATCGTCGGGCACCGGCCGAACGAGGTTTGGGAGGCGACCGGGAGCGGAGTCCACCGCACCGGCGCCGGGATGCTGCGCGCGGTGCACCGCGTCTACCGGCAGGGAGACCGGCGCCTGTGGCTACGATAGCACTACAGATTGTCGCCTCGGCGGCTCTGTCGTATCTCGCAAACCGCCTGCTGGTGAAGAAGGACAAGTCGCTGCGCGACGACGCGCCGACCCAGCTCGCGACGCGCGGGGTCATGCTCCCGTATCTCGCGGGTCGCCGGCGCGTGAAACCGATCTTCCTGATGGCGAAGAACCGATCATCGCGCAACGAGACGATCTCGGGATCGAAGGGCAAGGGCTCGGCCGGGCGCGCGAAGGTCTACTACGAGGACGGCGTCATCGGCCTGCACGTGGGACCGGGGACTCGACTCCACAACATCTCGCAGCACGGCAAGAAGATTTTCCAGGGTCCGATCGACTCGGTGATGTTCCCCTCGGGCAGCGCCATTGACACCGGGACCGAGGGGCAGTTCACGATTTGGTGGGGCGAGTCCGACCAGCCGATCGACGTCGACCTCGACGACCCGGACAGCGGTCTCGGTTTCGCAAGCCGCTGGCCGCTCGTGACACGCGTCACGTGGAGAGGCTCGGGCGATCCGTTCGCTCAGATCTCTGGGAAGCGGCTCGGACCGAGCCCGAGCTGGCCGCTCATGACGTACGAGATGGAGCGGCGAA